CTCCGACAACCGCCAGATATGCAGTTCCGATGACTCCGACCACAGCGGTTCCTGCAAGAATAGCGGGCGCGTTGGTGGATACCACTCGTCCCAGAGAACGCACAAGACCAGTTGACATCTGCTTCCTTTCATGATTGACCTTTCGAAAGCCCATAACCCGTGTTAGGGGTTATGGGGCGAGAGTTACTTCTCGTCAGAGAGGTGCTTGGCGAGCTCTTCGTGGAGGTCGCGAGCGTGCCTCTTCAGGATCGTGATGTTCTTGTCCTGCTTCCCAACCGTGTAGAGGCTGAGCAGCAGGGCAATGGTCACGAGGACGAGGAGGACAGACTGAATGACAAACGCGATGAGCATTTTGGTTCCTTTCTGAGATGGTTCTCGTTATAGGGAATGATCTTCTCGCGAAAGCCCATAACCCGTGTTAGGGTTATGGGGGTGAGAGTCAGTTGTCAGAGAGTACGAAACCGTACTCATCAACTCGAATCTTACAGTGGTCAACGAGGGCGCTAAGGCGCGCATCACGCCTCTGAAGGCTGGTAAGTTCCGCCTTAACGAGCGCGTAGTCTTCACCGAGACTGTCGAGGTCGACAGTCAGGGATTCAATAGTGCGCTCTGCGCGGCGGAGGTTAAGCCAGTCGATAACAGAGGAGATGATGGCGCCGAACATGGCGCCCCCGACAATCCAGAGAGCGAAGATGATGGGGTTCATTTTTCTTTCCTTTCTGAGATGGTTCTCGTTATGGGGCATGCTCTTCTCGCGAAAGCCCATAACCCGTGTTGGGGGTTATGGGGTGAGATACTCACTGAGTTCGGATGCGCTTGACGCGATAGTAGGCAACGATCATGACGTCAATGGCCCACTTGAAAAGTAGGAGGGAGATGACGCCCTTGATGACGAAGCCGAACAGTTTAAACATGGGCATTCCTTTCTGGTGATGGGTCTCATTATGGGGCTTGTTTCGTCCGCGAAAACCCATAACCCGTGTTAGGGGTTATGGGGTGAGGGTTACTTCTTACTCAGGTCAGAGAGAAGAGCGTCAACACTGCGGTCGAATCTGAGCTCCCGCTTAAGCTTCTCGTTCTCCGTCTTCATATTGGCGCCGTAAATGATGACGCAGAACATGAAGATGGAGTTGATGAGAAGTGCAAGCGAGAGAAACACGATGATAGCGAGCATTTTCTTTCCTTTCTGAGATGGTTCTCATTATAGCATTAGTATAAATTGCGATCTCGAAAACCCACCCGGGAAATTTTTATAGTCCGAGTTGCGAGAACCTATAGCCCCGTCCTTGTCGAATATGACAGAGACGGGGCTATAGGCTGAGGGGATCAAGGACGAATCCGTGTTGCGATTGACAGCGCCTTGCTGGCGACCGGATACAGCTGTTCCGCATGTACGATGGTCAGGATCCCGATCACAGAGGCCGCAGCACCCAGCATGGCATCGCCGCTGGGACGCCACCAAGTACGATCCTGCGATTCCTGGCGCGCAATAGCGGCCTGGGTCTGCAAGGATGTATCCTTGATGGCCTCCAGCTTGGTAATGCTGTTAAGGGCACTCTGATAGGCTTCTGAGTCGGGATCCATCCCATACACGTACGCGTAAGCATCCGCGAGGAGGTCGTCAACGTTCGGGTTGTCTTCCGACATGGTGTTCCTTTCTGAGATGGTTCTCGTTATAGTCCCTGTTCTGCCCGCGTCAGTCGTTAGGGGTCTCAACCTTGAGCACGGCAGTCTTAGCCAGGTCGGCGGCAGGACGTTCGAGGGCGGCGTACACCTCCCTGTTCTTGTGGTCGATCAGAAGCGTACCGTCAACCGGAGGGCCGTAGTTCCGGGATGTAATACCCAGAAGAGAGCCGAGGAAGAGATCGATGGCCGTGATGGTGCCAACGATCGCCTCAACGTGTGAGAACCCCCATGCAGCAGCCAGTGCCGTGTATAGCGTGGCCAGTGCAGGAAGAACCACCTGTGCGACGAACTTCAGGGCGTCGTAGGTACGGTTACTCATGTGCGTCCTTCTCCTTGTGAGACGGCAGTAGAGTCAGCTCATGCATAAGCCTCTGGGCCGAGCCGTTGCCTCCCAGAGATTTGTAGGGGTCATACAGATATATGCGAAGGTCATCATACTCAGAGTGAGTGAGCCATCCTCGAGCCAGGTATCCCTCAGCAATGGCGATAAGCTGAATATGCGCCAGTCCCACGAGAAGCTGCGAACGCGCGTCCTTCTGCTCTCTTCGGGACTGAAGAAAGGCCCACAAACCAGAAGATCCCAGTACCGATACCACGACGGTGATTGTAAGTTCCAGGGTGTGCGACATCAGTTGGCGTCCCCCGAGATGCAGACGAAGGGGCGCAGGCCGGCGGTAGTGTTCCAGATACGGTTGGTCAGACGGTAGTCCGCCCAGCAGGTGAAGTAGTTGTACCAGCACTTGTCCCGCAGCCAGAATATCTGGTGGGGGTTCGGAATCCCCATACCCTGCCGGTAGTAGGAGAACTGCTTCCCCGTAATATGCCCGGCCGCGTTGCGTCCCGCCTGAACGGGCGCCATGAGCCTGGCTCCGAACATCATGACCTCATCTGGAATCGTGGAGTAGATCCCCCCACGAACAAGAACATCGTCTGAGGTGTACGGGAAGGTCGTGCTTCCGGCGTAGGTGTTAGCCAGAACGTCCTTGTGCCCCATGATGTACTCGTCGCCGAACAGGGCGGCGAACTGCGGCTTGAGCTTGGACGCCGCATCGTACATCAGGGAGTCGCAGTAGTTCTTCAGCGGGTCCTCGGCCTTTGTGGCGATGGTAGCGGTAAGGCTTCGGTCGGGCATGACCACAATGTGGTTCTTGACGCCCTCCTCCGTACCCCTGAAGTAGTTGAAGTCGACGATCATCCAACGGACGTTGTTGTACAGCCAGTAATCGCCCAGCCACAGGTCCTGGAACGATCCGGACCGGATCGCGTCCTTGTGGTCCTGTCTGAACTCGTTGCCGAGAGACGCTCCGCGAACGATCTGGTTGTGGGTGAACTGGTAGTTGGAGAACACGGAGAAGCGGAAGTCGGAGCAGGAGATCCGTTTCGTAGTGCTCTTGCCGGGGTTGTCGAGGACGATATAGTCCGACTCCTCGTTATACCGGACGATCGGAAGATCGGAGATACGCATGAATCACACCTTAAGCTCGTAGACGAGTTTTCCTTGAACGGGCGTAGTACGGTCTACCAGAACCTGCCCGTTGGACCATACTATGTCCTGGTAGATCCTAAAACCCGCGGTCATCCCCTGGAGCTGGGACTTGATCGCCGCGATCTCGTTGACGACCTTCTTATTGGTGTCGCCATTCATCGTGTTGATCAAGGTGTCTTTCCAGGTGTTGTAGTCGGCCAGTCGCTCGGCCTTCCACTCATCCAGGTCGGTCTTGACCTCGGCGCTGTAGTTCTTCGCCCACTCCTGGAACGAGTCGTCCCAGCGTTTGAACAGGGTGTCGCCGTCAAGGTGGTCGACGATCCCCGTGACGAACGGACAGTTCGACTGCCCTCGATTATCGCTCACCTGCTTGGGCGCCGTGCCGGCCTTGTACTTGCTGTCCATGAACAGGTAGAAGAGCGGGTAGCACGACTTGATCTCGTTGTTCGTACTGGTGACGTCCGGACGAGTCGCGCCGTCCCTCGGCACGCCGTTGACAATCTCGAGATACGCAGAGCGCTGATCATTCGAACGGTCCACCGTGAGCACAAGCGCGTCCCAGCGAGGGAATGTCGGGTGCGCGGGGGAACCGTCGATCTCGATGATGGCGTCGTTGACTACCCATGTGTGGTTGAACCACGCGCGACCGCTGTCCACCTGAATAGTCAGGCTGTTCGCGTCCTTCATTCGTGGACGAAAGCCGTTCAGAGCAGTCGCATAGATACCGTCGTGGATAAGGCCGTCGAACATGCGGCCGAAGTCGAGCGCGGAGTATTTTCGGTCGCCGTCCTTGGACGGGTAGAAACCCGAGGTAAGTGCCATTCTCCCTCCTCAGTGGTGCCAGGCTGATGACTCGTCGGGCTTGGTGAATGTCGGATAGAACTTGTCGCCCTCGGACTCGGAGGAAGATCGGGTGTACTCCGTGAGAATCGCCTTCTCCGAAAGACCGTGTCCGTTCTCCAGCTGCACCAGATCCCCCATGAAGAAGTCCTCGCCGTAACGATACATGGTAGTCATGTCCGCTTCGCCGGTATACACGGTCTTCTTACCGTGCTTGTAGAGCTCGTCGTTGCAGGCGTCCTCGATCTTCTGCAGGACCTGCTCCTTCGACATCGTCTGCTCACCGAGAACCGAGTATTTTGACCCGTTCCGGTCGGATCGAACACCGGTCATCTCGTTGATCTGGATGTTCTTGAGATAACCCTCTCTGCGCTCCAAACCGGACAGACCGATGGTCTTGGATGTGTTCGCCAACTGGGTCTTCGGCTTTGTGTCGCCGTACTCATGCGCCTCACCGACGCTCTGACTGCTCACGAGACCGGAGTAGATCACCGATTTGTAGTCTGCTACGGACTCGACGTAGACCGACTTGGACAGATTGTCCATCTTGGGCGAGAATATTACCGGCGAGCGTTTAGTCTGGTCACGAGTCCGGTCGAGCCCTTTGTACACGTAGCCCCACCATCGGAACGGGTTTCCGATTTCCAGATCGATCGCGAACCCGCCGCCGTAGTATCCGAGAATAGTGGTCACGATCTCGTACAGACTGCCCTCTAGAGTCGACGAGAGATCGATCGAGTACTGACTGAGCCTCAGATCGGATCCGGGTCCGGCGGGTTTGCTGTGCTGCTCGGCGACCGTAGTGAAACGGCGTTGGGGCAGCTTCATCTCTGCTCCGTCCCGACCGAGCAGAACCTCTGTCGGAAGATCTTTAGGATTCGCCATCCACCGCAACCAGCCTACATGCCGCGGGAGCGTAGGCTTTCGGAATGCGAAGGCGTCCGCAACCAGCGACGTAATGATGTTGTCGCCGAAATCATTAAAGCCCTGGACGTAGTAGAACCAGGGATCATCGCTGGAACGGATTGGCCCTACGATACGTCGGTCGAGAATGGACTCCAGGGATCGCCCCGTGATCTTGATCTCGCTGGCTTTGTTGTACTCCTCCGTCCATTCGAGCTGCTCGATGATCATGAGCTTCTGCGACTCGGGAGTGAACAGATACGTGTCGAGGCGGAACTTCTGATAGTTCTCGTAAGTGCCCGGAACCACCAGCTCGAAGTCGCCGTACTTGTTATAGCGCTCCGTCCAGATAATCGACTTGTAATCGTCAATGACGTACGCCAGGTTGAGCCCCTTGTCGAGAACGGCTAGGTACACTATACCCCCTGGTAGAGAATATCGCGGGACAGGGACACCTTGGCTCCGCCTCCGACATTGATCGTGTAGTACAGACGGTTCTCTCCAGGATACAGCATGAGCCAGTCCGAGTTGATATCGAGAAGATGGAGAGCCTTCTCCGACTTGCCATTTCGAATACGAGTGACCGCCTTGTGCCCGACACGGGTGTTGATGTAAAATCGATCACCCGCCTTGGCCGGCTGAGTCATTGCGGCACCTGGGTGCCACTTGGTGGTGAGTGTCAGTTGCTGTCCACGGATATCGTCATAGATGCTGATCGGGGTGGCGTTGTCCTTGAGGATGTCGATCATGATCGTGAACCCCGCAGGAACGTCTCCATCGTTCTCCAGAATGACGGAGGGCAGCCCGACGGTTTTCGAGAATATGAGCGTAGGACTCGACTCCAGCGGGGTGTCCTCCCAGTCGAACTCGAATGCCGCGTGCTCCTGGACGAAGGGAAGATAGTTCTGCGTATCAGCAGCACCGTCCGACCAGTAGCCATCAGGGCAGATCAGCGTCACCTTTACCGCCTCTTCATTGGAGAAGATGTCGGGCTCGCTGGACTCCACGTACCCGAGGGTCTTGACGGTTCGCGTATCGGTCCTGACCACGATCGTGACCGACTGCTTGATCGGCAGGAGATTGTAGATCCGGTGCCGAGAGTGTTCAACCGTAGGAACAGCGAGAGGCAGCAGGGTGAGCGTGATGGTTCTCATACCCACCCTGCTGCCGTTGAAGATCGCCGAGTCCGTCAGAGACAGTGCCGTGGTATTGATCGTAGCCTTCGCGGGACCGAGTCCGTCGACAGACTTAACGACAATTCCAGTATCCTCTGGCTTGTCGAGCTCCAGCAACAGACCCTCTCGGTCCGCGGGAATAAGCTCGATAGATCGTATCACAGCTTGAATATCTCCTCTCGAAGACCGACCAGCTGACTCCTCGTCTGACGGTAGATCTCCGCCTCGGACAGTGCCTTCGGCGAGGTGTTGTACTGGTTGAAGATGACATCCCCTCTAGGAGATTTGTCATCATTTTGAGGCTTCGCCGGTTCCTGGTTCGCCGCGAGCTTCGCTGCGACTGCGTTGGCCATGCCGAGCGATGTCGGAACAGAGGTTCCTAGGTCTGAGATCGCCTTCGACGCGTCATCGACCTCGGACAGATCAACAACCGGTCGAATGGTCGGGTCCTCAAGATCCGACAGCTGGTCGTTGATGGCATCCTTGAGCGTGAGTCCCTTGGCGAAGGTGTCGCTCACGGCCTGCGCAGAGTTGGCAGTAGCACGAATGGCGTTCTGGTTCCTGGCGATACCGACTGCGAATCCCTGAATCGTGTAGTCACCGATCTCACGGAACACCTTCGACGGAGACGCGATTCCAAGGAGTCGCTTGGCCGCCTCGATGGCATTCCTGCAGACGCTCTTGACCGTGTTCACCAGACCTTGTGCCGCGGCTCGTGCCCCGGACTTGAGGCCATTGATGATCGCGCGACCCATGCTTCTGACGGTCGGACCGATGCGGGACCCGAAACCGGAGGCGAAGCGCCCGAAGCCGACGACCAGAGCATCGACCACATTACCGACAGCATCTCCGACCGTCTGGGAGTTGTTGCGGATGGCGTCCGCGAACCCGTTGAGGAAGGAGATAGCCACGTCGAACGCCGTCTGAATCATCGTGGGCAGGTTGTCCGTGAATGCCTGTGCAAGGGTCTGCATAGTGCTGGTGGCCTGCGCAATGACATCCGGCGCGTGATCCTCAATGGCCTTGAGGAACGCGATGATCATGTCCGACGCCTTCTGGGCAAGCTCTGGCGTGTGATCCGTGATCGTCTGCATGCAGGCGATGAGGATGTCCAGGAAAGCACCGGTCATCCTCGGGATCGACAGAACCAGAACTGTACAGAGAGCATCGATCAGTGCGACCAGTGTCTGCGTGGCCTGAGGGAGCGCGTCATAAATAGCCCCAAGAGCAGCGATAAGGAGTGCCGCAAGAGCATTCCGAATGATATCGCCATTCTCGGCGAGTACCGCCAGGATGTTGATGACCGCTTGAGCAAGTGCCGTTCCCAATGTCGGTATGAGCTCGATGAGCTTCGCCAGGACCGCGATACCCGCACCTCCGGAGGCGGCAAGGGTTGTGAGGCCTCCGGCGAACAGGGTCATGCCAAGACCCGCCAGTGCAGCAGACGCGCCGATGAGCGCCATGGCTCCACCAAGGGTCCACAGCCCAACGGCGTAGTTCTGCGCTGCCGCTGCGGCCTTGATGAGTATCCACAGGGCGATCCCCATCGCGGCAAGGGCAATGCCAAGCGCTTTGACAGGGATTGCCGCGAGGCGCTCGATAGGACCGATCAGCATTCGCATTGCGGCGGCGAGAAGGAATATCGAAGCCGCTCCCTCTATGTCCCCCTCCGCCGACTTCGCAGCGGCGATGAGGATGGCCAGGGTCGCAGCCATCTTGATAGCGCCCTCGAGATAGGTCCCCCAGCTCATGGCCGCGAACATGGCGATGATACCAGCAGCAACCGCGACCGAGGCGACGAGCGCAATCAGCGTCTGTGCCGCTCCGATGTTGACATAGTTGTTGAACGGGAGCAGAGCTGCCACCAGTAGTGCGAGAACTACCGCCATTTTGAGGACTCCGGACAGATACTCGCCCCAGGACATACTGGCGAAGTCCGCAATAGTCTTAGCGACGAGTCTGAGTGACATCGCGACCGACAGGAAGAGCAGTGCAGACGATGGCGTCACGTTCCGAGCGCCCATCAGTGCGTACATCGTAATAAGCGTCATGATGACGCCCATCGCGAACAGTCCCTGAATGAGAACCTTCGTCGGCATCGACCCGAGGATGCGAACTGCGATGGAGATAAGCGACAGACCGACCGAGATCCCGATCATTGTGCCGAGACCGACTGTGACCTCGCCCTTCTGCTTCGACAGCTCGCCGAACATCGTCGTGGTCATTCGCATTACGGCGAACAACGCGGCAGTGCCCTTGATGATATCGCCCCAGGACATGTCCCCTAGCTTGGCAAGCGCACCTGCTGCGGTACTCAGTGCGAAGCTTACCAGGACAAGCGATGCGGCTCCGACCAGGTAGTCCTTCGTATCCTTGAGGTTCTCACCCATGCTCTTCGTGGCGGAAGTGATCATGGCGAATACCGCGGCAAGAGCCACTGTGGTGACCAGCAGCTTGTCGGCGGGAATCTGCGCCAGGATCCACATGGCCGCAACCAGGACGAGAAGTGAGGCGGCGTAGATGAGCACCGACTCGGCGATCGTCTTCTTGGCATGAGCCTCGAGGTTCTGCGACAGTGACGAGAAGACGTTTCCGAACTTCTCGATCTGCTCCTTGATGACGTCGAGCATGGGCGCCATCTCCTGCGCCCTCTTCTTGATCATCAGGATGCCCGCGACGATACCGCCGCCGGCAAGAAGCGTTCCAAGGCTGCGAATCTTCTGCTCAGTGAAGTCGAACTGGAAATTCTCCTTGAGGGAGGCCCAGCCCTCCTTGACCGCGTTGGAGAACTCTGCGAACCCCTTGATGACGGTAACCAGTGCTCCGCCAACGGCCTTGAGACCCTTGACGACGAGCTCCGGAATACCGCCATAGGCGTTCTTGAAGTTCTCCCATCCCCGAGAGACTCGCCCACCAAGATCGAGCGCGGTCCAGAACTCGCCGATCGGACCGATAGCGGCCTTGATGTGATCGACGAACGTCTTGAGCCTGCTGCCGAGGTCCTGGAAGAACGCCGTGAGATTGGACGTATCCATGTCCTTGAAGGACGCGAATGCCGCCTTGATCTCCGCCCCCATTGTGCCGAAGTCGAACTTGGGCAGATCGAAGCTGAAGCTGGGGAGCTTGAAGCTCTTCAGCAGCTCCCACTTGCTGGAGACGCCCTGAGTCTCCATCATCTCTGTGCCGAGATCATGGACACTCGTCTTGGCCTCGGAGAACCAGCCGACAACCGCGGGCATGTGGTTGGAGATCTTCTCGGCAAGCTTGTCGCCGAACTCGTTGACCTTGTCCGACGCCTTCAAGACCTTCTCGGTAAAGGCGTCTACACCCGGAACCAGCTTGTTCGCAATCTTCTCTCCGAAGGCCTCGGCCTTATCGGGAAGCGAGTCGAAGAACTCCTGAACCTTCTCCAGAGCAGATCCCATACTCTCAGCGGATCCGGAGAACAGTCCGAAGAAGGAGCCAAGAGCCCCAATAACAGCCTTTGCGGTCTGCGACTGCTCAACCAGGGCCTTGAGCGGATCGAGCACCGCATGCATTGACTTGGAGAATACTCCCTTGATGGCCTTGCCGAGTCTCTCGAATGCTCCCCTGAGCATAACCACGGGGACATAGAGCGTGTAGTATATGCCAGAGGCGAACGAGCCAATGAGATTTCGCATGAAGATAACCACCTCACGGAGATTATCAAATGCGTGGCTCAGGGCATGTACTGCCTTTCCGCCAAGATCAAGGCTGTTGTACCAAAGATCGAACTTGACAATCAGGTCACTGATCGCGCCTGTGCCGTTTCCGATTCCGAGCATGAACCACTTGATGACATCAGTGGCTCGCTCAAAAGCCGTGACGAACAGGAAGCCTACAACCTGGGCTACATCCGAGAACACGCTCCAGAGAATATGCAGGACTGCCCATCCACCCTTGGCAATACGGAACACGTTATCGCACGCCGTCTCCGACATTCGGAGATGCTCTGTAAAATCGGCTACGGCTTTTGTGACATTGTAGAGACCTTGCGCGGTAGGTCCGGTGAATACATCCGTAAACGCATAGCCTACAGCAGCAATCGGGTCCCACAGCAATCGGAATATATTGTACAGAGCACGAAGAAGCTCGACGCGACCGCCAAGATCCTTCCATCCGAGTAGGAGATTATTCCGAGAGCTGGCAATACCGGACAGAATGTCCGTAATGAACTTACCAATACCAGACCAAAGGGCTTTGGCCTCCTCGAAGTCACCGACGATGAGTCGCCATGTAGTCGCCCATCCAGAGCCAAGCTCCTCACGCACTGTGTCGACCAGCTGTGAGAATGTCTTGATCTTGGTGGCTGCGTCGAGAGCAGTGCTTGCGAACTGCATGATCTCCTGGGTCTGCTCCTCGGTATAACCCATAGATCGGATAGTCGCCTCGTCAAGATCCCCAGTCATCAGGGTCAGCGTCTCGAGCATGACCTCGGATGTGAGCCAGCCCTCCTGGAGAGACTCACGGAAAGACCCCTGCTTCTCGATGGCGGCATCGACCGCCTCACCGTGAACACGAGCAGTTCTCTTGAGCGCCTCCTGCATCTGCTCGCCGCCCATACCGGCGTTCTGCACGGAGTTCCAGTCCATCAGCCGCACAGTGCCGGCGGCGGTGGCCCGCGGCCGCTGGGCACAAG